GGTTGCATAACAAGTCAAAGGATTTGAAACGCTTGTAGCTGCCAGAGTGCCGTTTGCAATCAAAACAGTGTCGAAGCCGCGAATGTCATTAACGAGCGCGGTCGTGCTTGTGCCTGCACCCAATGCTGTTACAACATAGCTGTTTCCACTCAGATAAGCGCCAAACAAGGGATTGCGAGCCATGTGTTCTTGAGACTTGGCTGATTGATTGGCCAGCAAGCCAGCATTTCTCAAGTAGTTATTGACGAGAGAAACCTTGTCTTGCTTGCGGTTCAAGCCAAGGAAAGTGCCGTGCTCTTCAAGAGTTACGTCCCATTGTTCATAGCCAGGAGCGGTTTGCGCGGTTTGTCCATTGGTCAAAGAAGCTGCGTTGGACATATCCGACGGAACGAGCTTCTTAACGACAGCCGGCAACATCGCTGTGCGAGTTCTTTTGAAAGCTTCGCCAATTCTAGTTGGGAAAGTTTCTTTTTCTACGAGAGCGCGATATGCAAGTTTGTTTTGCAATGCGGCTCTAATTTTGCGTTCAAGCCATCCTTGTTGAATGACTACTTGCAGAGCTGTTGGAAGATTTTGGAAATTGCCGGACATTATAAGGAAACCCCTCTTAGTCTTGTGTGACACTGAGGGCGCCTGGCCCGGACTAGTTTTTGAGAGATTTACGTTGCGGTTACAACCCGCACGGAGCGCCTGGCTCTAAAAAGATTGGAGTAGGTGCCTGACCTACTCCACAATCATTGATAGCTGCTTTGACTTTTGTCAACTATATTTTTTTGGCCATTTCCTTGATCGCTTTATCGAGATCTTTGTCGGAGATCAGGAAATTGCCTTTCGAGTCAGTTGCCATTGCGGTTGGAGTTGTTCCCTTTTTGGCGGGAGGCGGATCATCTTTCTCCGAGCCAGTTGGTTTTACGTCTTTGGAAGTGTCGGATTCCTTTTTGAAAACTTCAGGCAGATCCTTCTTCATTTGAGCAATGGCTTCTTAGATTCCGGAAAGCTCTCCGGCATCGTCATATTTGACATTTGTCGTATCAAGAAACTTGGCCGCATTGGGATTCATGCCGGCAGCAATTGCCGCGGCTTTCGCTTCAGCTTTGATTGCGCGTTGTTCGGCTATCTTCTTGTAGTCTTGGAGATCCTTCTCGGCTTTCTCGGCAGCTTCTTTGAATTTGCCTTCAGCTTTCAGTCGGTCTGTTTCAGCTTTGCTCTTTTCTTCTTCGTGAGCATCGAGTTTCTTTTGCAAGTCGCTAAGAGCTTTTCTCTTTTCGGCTGCTTCGCCTCGAACTTTCGACAGTTCATGTTCATAATCGTCCGTACTCCAAGCTTTTCGCTTGTCGTCGCCAGCGGATTTATCTTCCTTCTTTGGAGGATCTTGGTTTTTGGACGGATCTTCTTGCTTGGGGTCTTCGACGTTTTTAGGGGTTTCGTCTGACATGGTTGGTTTGATTCTCCTTATTTTGTCGCCAATAAAACGGCAGTGACAGAACCACCGCCAGCATTAGCGCTCTGTGTAACACGCAATCTGGCATAAGAGCCGGTGAATTGCGTATATCCATTTGCTGTCAATTCGGCGCCAATCAATTGGCCCGCATCACTCGACAGCGGAAATTCTTTATTCGTGCCCCAGAGTTTGACTTTGTCGCCGGCAGCGATTCCCGTCACTTCAAGCGAAAATTTCGAATAGGGCAACGGATCAAGCCAGCCCGAATCGCCAGAGGTTGCACTCGATGCGTCAAGCGCTTTCCAACCTTTATAGGTTGTCGGCGCAACACCGTTGACTAAATAAATACTGTCGCCATTAGCCATTAGCCTGTAACTCCTTTTTTCAATTTTTCATTTGGTGGCAAAACATCAGACTCATCAGGCGTGTCTATGGCGGTTTTGCCGTCATCCTTCTCGCCGTCAGGTAAAATCCCATCCTCTATATAGTCAGTCGACTCAACTGGAAAATCGCAATTGTCGTAGATGTAATTACGGGCATCTTCCGGATCAATAAGCGGCACCCAGCCTGGAAGTTGAACCAATCCGCCTTCTGCGCCTTTACCCGTCGGCCCGGTAATTGCTTGAACAAAAGAAGCGACAAGTTGTTGTAGGTCTTGAGGCGTCAGCTCGTGAACTTTGGGCCATTGATATTTAAGACCGTCAATATCCTCGACGTTAACGCCCGCCATGATTGGGTGTTTGGCTGCAATTGCAACAAGACACATTTGGCGAGTGAGTTGCAATGTCCCGTCATCGCCAAGGCAGCAGCGAAGATCTTGGATAAGGTCGATGAAGTTATCATCAAAAGAATCCATGGCAGCCCCGGTGATCAATGTTCCGGCATGATCGGGATCTTTTACGATCGCTGCAGTTGATTCTTGGGCCAATTTCCGTAGAAACTGGACATACTCCAAACCAATTTTGATGCCTTCCCCGGTCATTTCAAGAAGTTTGGCATCGCCAGCATTAACGGTTCCGCCGCCCGCGTCTTTCTCGCCGGCGTAAAACATCAGCATCATATGTGGTGAACGAGCCTTGGGCTTGCCGTCCTCGGCTGCTCCGCCATTGCCGTCAACCATTTCGCCAATTGTGACGACCTGGGGCGAGGCGTTGTATCTGATGGCCCGGCCAAGCGAAGATAAAGTGAAGTCAATATCTATGCAAATGGGAAGAGCGGCACCAAACAAGCATTCGCCGTCTGGAAGTGAGCCGGTTGTTGAATTGGTGAACCAATGCGCTTGAACAATGCCGAGATTGTGTTTGACCTCGTCTTCCTTCTCATTGAATTGCAAAAGACTATCGCCATCAGACGGCTTCCACATACTTTCGAAAATTGGCGTATAAGAACGTTCGTACTCTTTAGTCTGATCGACAATCCGCCAATAATTTCCGGTTGCAATAATTGGATCGCCTTTAATGTCTTTGTCCCAGCCTCGAGCCAAAAACTCATAACCGCAGGTCGGATAGGCAATCCGCAAAGACTTCAAATTCTGCATCTTGTCATATCTGGGAGTGCAATATTTCGCTCTCCATGGCGTTGCAATGATTTTGCCTTTGTCGCCTTCGCCTAAAATTTTGTACGTAACGCCCATCGAACCAACAGACGCCCATTTGGCTATTTGGATCATGAGTCGGCTAAACTTGGCCTCTTGGAGAAGCCTTTCAACCTTCATTCGAACTTCGTCTTTATCGTGAGTCAATCTGGGCGCATGACGTCCGCCAAAGGTTTTGCGAGCAACGAGAGCCGAAATTGCCGAAGCATAAGGGTAGATAACTGAAGGCCGACGCTTATATATAGGTATGAAATCCTGATTGCTATCCTCTTCCTGCGAAAAGTTGTGTTTCAGGTGGTCGTAAGCTTGAGAGGAAAGAAACTTATCGCGTAAATCTAAATCACAAAAGCGATCATCAGCATTTTGCCAAGCCGGTCTGTCGTTCTTGAGTGTTTCTTGCAAATACTTGAGCATCTATCTTCCGTAAATTGAGCGGTTTCGGTATCCTGCGCTATTCCTGAATTTCTTGATTCTTTCTTCGGAATAAGAAATCTGAGACATTCCCAAAGTGAAAGCGTCGACTAAATCGCTTTCGCCTTTTTGTGGATATGCGCAAAGCTCTTCCAACAAATCGTAAGCCCATGGACACTTGGAGGGCAAAAGTACTTTTCCTGTCGTCAATCCGGCGCTGACGGCATGAGCTCGGCTCTCTTTGTCACGGGTGACCTGAACTGGCTTGATTGGGAGTTGTGTTCCAGTGCGCAATGTTTGAACCAATTGAATGCCGGAAGATCTTTCCTCGACCCAAATTGCTTCTGGTCTCCATTTTCGAGAAGACATCTTGACTGTATCGACGAGTACAGGAAATTGAACTCGCTTGTTAAACATATCGAGAATGAAAATTTCATTGACGGAAGTCGCCCAGGTAAGTCCGGCTGTCTTAGAATGAACCTCTTCGACTTTGCAGCCCGTATCCCATGATGAAAATCGGCCATGAATCGGCGGACACTTGGAGCCAATGCCAATGCGAGGCATAATCGCGTCTTCCGGATTCCAGTCGTACCAGCCGAACCAGGGGCGTTCAAAAATCTCGCCTTTGAGTGAAATTTCCCAGTCGCCTTCGATCCATGCCTTTTGCAGGGCTTTCGATCCGACGGCACGCAAACGATCCACGTACTCGGGATCGCTTTCCATCAAAATCGGATTATCTTTTGTTGAAGAAGGTATGAAAACGCGCCACTGACCTGTTTCTTCGTCTTTAAAAGGTGTCATCGGCGGAGCCGGATCAACGTACCGCGCTTTGATCCAGCGATGCCCAATTCCGCCTGGATTTCCAGTACAAAGGAAGCGAACAGGTACACCGTGAGCCGATCTCATCGATCCGCGAATCATGTCGAGTCCGACGTTAGATCCGGGCTCCGGCTTGTCGATGTTGTCGTTTGGAAAATTACCAATTTCTTCAACAGCAAACCAGGTTAGCTCGGCGCCAAGGAGCTTATTTGCGTCCTTTTGAGTCGCCATGTGCCCCATGCGAAGAGTGGCCCCGTTGGGCGCATACCATGTCTGTCGTCCAACGTTCCAATCCCAGCCAAGCCGAAACAGAATTGGCATGGCTTTCTTTTCATTGAAATCCTGAAGCTCTTTATACGATTCACGAACAATCAAGCCGACAGCGTGTTCGCCGTATTTTGCAGCATGATAAATAAAGTCGAGAAGAACTGCGAAACTGTTGTGGGTGACAATGCAATTATCTGTGAGGTAAAGCCCGTTCGGATGATCGACTGTTATGCACTGAGCTTCTTCAAAGCCGTCTTCTTCAATGGAGACAATTTTGCGCCATTGATCAGCGCCACCATTGAATGAATACTTGGCCGCTCTCTCCTTCTTTCGTTTAAGCCGAAATGCTTGACTGTGGTCTTGAAGCTTAATGTAAAGGTTGTAAGAAATCTGGCATTCAACTATTTCGCCTTCTTCGTTTCTATATTTTCCTGGCTTCTCCCATATGGTCGCCCAGCCACCGAGTCCTTCAATCAAAGTGCGGACTTCGTCGGCTAAGCGTTTGCTCACCGACGAGTAATTCAACTTGCCCTCTGGAGTTGCCGAACCGTCCGAATCCATCAACCCACGAAGTAACTCCCACCTGTTTTCAATTGAACCGTAGAGAAACTGGCGGGGGAT